CCGGTCGATTTTTTACCAAACAAAGTCATTTCAGACATGTGAGTTCCTTTCAAAGATCTTTATCGGGGTGTACAACGAGGTCCAACTCAAGCTGTGCAGTCTTTACCATTTCAGCCGGGGTCGGTGAGTCATCTTTATTACGCTGCCTCAACGCTTCTATTACACGGTCGTAATCGAACCGGTACGTCTTAGCAATCTGCACATAGGTATCCTTTGGGATATATCCCTGCCGAACCCATGATCGAACAGTTGAGATTGATACGCTCAGCTTTTTGGCTAAGGCGTCGATGGTAATTAACTCGTTCATTATTTCCTCCTTACAGTCACGGAATACTCCTGAGTGATGTTAAGCCCGGGGGGCAGGGTTTCGGGATGCTGATCAAGCCATGACTTCATGTTGCCTTGATGAATACGTTTTTCCAAAATGTCAGGAATGCCGTTCTCAAGAATGAATCGATTCATTGAGTCCCAATCGCTGGTCCAGTACTGCGTCTTAACCGTGCGAAAAAACGTGCCCTCGTTAGTGCGGACGGATTCTACTTCATGGTCCTTGCAGTGCTGCAAGAGAGCACCCTTGATGGCATCGACCTTTGCCTTGAGAGCTTTGTCCTCTTCTTCCCATCGCGCCTTGATTTCGGATCGGACCTGATTGATCTTGATATAGGTCTTCACTAACTTCTCAAGCGGAATTGCTTGTGTGTCTTCCATCGTTAACTCCTTTACTGTTTTTCCGATTCTTCTGCTTGCTCTTGTGCAAGCCGTTCTCGGGTGATATCAAACTGCCCTTCTATAATCCGCATGAATTCGGACTTCGGTATGTTGCACACGTCATAGATCTCACATCCCAACTCCAATAAAACCGATCCAATACTTAGGTCGTCAATCTTCAACCTCTCTTCATTATTGGTGATAAATTTCCCAATCGTTATCTTGATGTGGTTCCTAAGCAGGAACATCTCCTTCAGTAAGTCTTCATCACTAACAATCCCAATCTTTGCATCCATCGAACTCTCCATTGGTGGTGAGCATGACCGGAGTCGAACCGGTACGCCTTGCGGCGGCGGATTTTAAGTCCGCTGCGTCTACCTATTCCGCCACACGCTCAGTGCAATATAGCATCATCCAATACGCTAGTCAAGCAGTTCGTCATATAAATCGACAAGTTTTGTGTGAACGTCGATTCTATTGTCAAGGAGTTTGTAAACGTATTGTTCAATTTTAGAACCTTGAATCTGAATGACGGTCGTCTTGTTCTTCTGACCGGCACGATGCACCCTCGCGTTTGCCTGTGCGTAGGTCTCTAAGCTTGAGGTCGGTCCCCACCAGACCACGGTGTCTGCCGCTGTGAGTGTCACCCCGTGTGCTGCGGCTTGTGGCTGAATGATCAACACCCGAGGGTTGTCTGTTGTCTGAAATCTTCGGAAGATGTCATTCCGAGCGGAGACAGGCACGTCGCCGTTAATCTCTTCAGCGGGGATCTTGTCTGCATTAAGCTTTTCATGCAGCACCCTGCTGATGGATTTGAATGGGACGAAGACCAACACCTTGTTGCGGGTCTCTTCAATAGCTTCAATCAATACTTTGTACCTTGGCGAAATATCGAACTCGATCACATCCTTATCATCGGTGTAGACCGCTCCGCAGGAGATCTGTAGGAGCTTGTTCATATGCACGGCTGCATTGACTGCGCTGATAGACTCACCGGCAATCTCGGCAACCATCTTGTCCTTGATAAGTTTGTAGTACCTATCTTGTGCTTTACTTAACGCGACATTTCTTTTGATGTAAGTCATCTCCGGAAGGTCGAGGCACTCGTCTTTGGTGTACCGTATCGCAGGCTGTAAGGCTTCAAAGACTGTTTTTGTTGCACTGTTCTTGGGTATCCATGTGAAGTTAGACACCTTCACCATCACCATGTCTTTGAATCCGGTGAAGAATTGTGGGACTCCTTGTGGATTGACAAGTTTGGCAAGGCCGTAAGCATCTGTCGGAGCCTGTGCGGCGGGAGTGCCTGTCAGCATCCAGAGCCACATGCGTGAATTCATGAGCGAGTTCAGCACCTTCCAGCGTTTTGTCTGTGCGTTCTTATAAGCATTTGCTATGACATCCCTGACGATCTCTACCCCGTCATAATTGATGATCACAAACTCGCTATCACCCTCAATAATTTGTTTACGTTTTGCTGCACTGCCATATGCCACACCGACCGTGCGGTGCATGGCAAACGTGAATAGGTCGTTAACCCACGCTGAGTCCATGATGGACAGTGGGCAGATGATGAGGGTGCGTCTGATTTTACCCTGCGTCATCAGATAGTCCGCAGCCCAGATAACAGACGCGGTCTTGCCCGTACCCTGCTCGTTGAAGCAGAAAGCTCGCTTGTGCAGTGTCAGAAAGCTTGCGGTATCGGTTTGATGTGCGTAGGGCTTATGTTTCCCGGGCCACTTGTAGTTACCGAGAATGGGGGAGGGGACGTTTCTGATCTTCAGGTTCTTGAGGACATGTGCCTCGTCCAGACCCCACCGGACTAAGACCTGATTATTTGGTAGCTCTCTCGCCTTTGGAATGACTTCTGTGATTCGTTTAGGATTGCGCAAATTAAGCAGCAATGCCTTGTTCTCAATGATCTTCACGGGGACTCCAAATACAATCGCAGCCGAACAAGGTCGGCGGTTAACCCCGTCTTTCCGGGGTGTCCGCTTGCGCCCAACCGAAAGGAGGAGACGAAACAGTCGTCGCAAGCTGCCACCGTTTTACCCCACCTGTGGCTGGGGGGACACCAAGCTCTCGCAAAGTCCGCCTGAGCGGACCTTCAATCTACTTCTGCTGCGCTGCTCGTGTCAAGGGCTTTTTGCCATTTCGGGATCGATTTTTTGAAGGGGGCACCAAGCGTGTTCCATCTTTGTTGGATCCACCCTTGCTTAACATCTTGACATGATCGATGTCTTTACCTTCCCTATCAACTCCCTTGGCATCATAGTCGCGTCTGGCTCGCTGCCGCTCCATGCGGTTATCATGCTCACCACGTTTCTTCTGCATCTCGTATTCATGTTTGTACGGACGGGGGGACTTAGTGTAGGGCATCACGCTCTCCCATTGTGGGCGCAGGATAAGACAGGGCAGTGCTTCTTGCACAAGCCAGAGGGCTTAGCATTCCACACATCGCGCTGATATGCAACCTCCATCTTCTTGTACTCACCCAGCCACTTCTCCCACAACTTGGGTTGATCATCGATAGAGTAGTTCGCCTTGGGGAACGCCTTAGCAACAACAAACAGAAGACCGGCTTTGACCTTAGTCACTTTGGGAAAATGCTTAAACACAGCGAGCGCCATCAGCTCAAGCTGCCCAGTGTCTGCGTACTTCGTACTCTTACCCGTCTTGTAGTCCACCACCCGAGCAGTCCCTGTCTCTTCGTCAATGATCAGCAGGTCGATCACCCCACGCCACCAGACATTCGGTGCGAAGAAATCACAGGACTGCAAGTCCTCAGTCAACCCCATCTTGTATTCACATAAGATCTTACCGGGTCTTGTCTTCAGGTTGTCTAGCGCACTCTTAACAAAAGAAAACTGCCCGGGCAACGGCTTGTCGTCCCTGACATACTCTTCACATGCCTTATGCAGCTCCGTCCCGTAGAGTGTGTTGCTGATATCTTCTTTAACATCCTTAACAACTCGCAGGTGGTAGTACTTTCTCGGACACTGCTCAAATGTCTTCATTGATGAGTATGACCACGCAGGTAACTTCTCCATCAGCAATCCCCATATCGTAGAGAGTAACTGGCTTCACAATTCACGGGCAGACCGTGCGCCCACTCGGGCACCCAGCGCATACACTCTATCACGTATGCGGTAGCTTCTTCTGCCTGATCCTCCGGCACCACGCATGTGATCGCATCATGCACAGTCATCACGACCCGATACTTCTTAGCAATCTTCAGCATCTGTTCAGCGATGATGCACCGGGCGATAGCCTGACACACATTCTCCACAACCTTCCCGCCGTAGA